AGGCCTGGGCGAGACCTGCACAGGTTTTACTGGCTCCATGATTCAGAAATCGGTGCGCTTCCGAATGCGTGGAACTGGTTAGTAAATGTCGAAGATAAACCAGACCAACCGATGATTGCACATTACACACTGGGCGGGCCGTGGATAGAGAACTGGGACCCCATGCCCCATGATGATCTGTGGTTGCGTTATGCCTGATGGGTTGAAGTATGGACTAGAGGGAATTGAGGCGTTACAGAACACGCTTAAAGGCGTGTCTAGCGATATGGATCGCAAGGGCGGGCGGTTTGCGTTGCGTAAAGCGGCGAACGTTATCAGGGATCAAGTAAAGGCCAACGCTCGAATACTTAACGACCCGAGGACTGAGAACAGCATAGAAGACAATGTAGCAGTTAGATGGTCTGGGCGTGGTTACAAGCGTTTTAAGATTATGAAGTTCCGCGTGGGCATACTGGGTGGCGCTCGGAAAACCGAAAATCAAAGCAACCCCGGCGGGGATACCTATTATTTTAGATTTTTAGAGTTCGGAACTCAAAAGATGAGAGCGCAGCCGTTTATACGGCCAGCCATAACTCAAAGCGAGCAACAGGCAATACAGGAATTTGTTACGCAATACAGAATGTCCATTGGCCGAGCGCTCAAAAAACTCAACGGGGCTAAATGATGTATCCGCCTATATTTACTGTTTGCGCTGCAGACTCAGGAGTACAGACGGCTCTGGGCGCAAGCCCTACAAGACTGTACCCTTTTGGCGAGGCGCCTATAGGGGTGGCTCTACCTTATGCGGTGTGGCAGACAGTGACAGGACTGCCGGAAAACTACCTCGGAAAATTACCCGATATTGATGCCTGGACAGTACAGGTAGACGTGTATGCTGAAACAGTATCAAGTGGGCGCAGCGTTGCAGAATCGTTGCGTGACGCTATCGAGCCAGTGGCTCATATAACCTCATGGCGAGGCGAAAGCCGCGACCCTGAAACCCGACATTACAGATATTCTTTTGATCTAAATTGGTTCGTCAGTCGAACCTAAACACGCCAGCAGGAGTTTACTCATGGCAATTGAAACCCAAGGAACAGAGCTCTACGTAGTCGACCCGTCTGATGAGACAATCATTCTAGTCGGTTGCGTTACGTCAATAGACGGGATTGATACGACTAACGAGCAGATAGAAACCACGTGCTTGGAATCACCAGCGCGCACATACCTGGCGGGTCTCTCAACTCCAGGGCAGGCTAGTTTCGGGATTAACGTAGACACTAGAGACTCAACGCATCTTCGTTTGCATCAGTTGAAAGTCGCGGGAACGACACTGCTGTGGGCTATTGGCTGGTCAGATGGGACGGCGGCGGCTGTCGTTGATTCAGGCGGCACTTTTGACCTTCCTACAACACGTTCATGGCTTCTTTTCAGCGGGTTTATGACTAATTTCCCGTTTTCTTTCGAGCAAAACAGCGTGGTGCAGTCTAGCGTATCTATACAAATTAGCGGCGAGCCCGCGTTGATGGCTAAGGCGTAATTAATGCAGCTTTCGGTTGATAGTTTACAAAGTGCCGGAGGGTTCGCCGGCAAGGCAGTGAAGCGGGAAATAGTATGGGAGGTGGACGGGAATGAGTACAAAGCGGATGTATTCGTACGCCGCATATCCTACGCAGAGGCCATGCAGCAGGACGAAGATCAAAGCACAGAGCATTTAACCGCCAGGCGTATAGTTACCTGTATTGTCGACGAATGTGGTAAAGCGATATTCCAGATGCACGACATCACAGGTATATACGATGACCTAACTCCTGTTCTGGACCCGGAAGGTAAAGAGCGTGGGGGGCTGTGTGCTGAGATTGCCAGCCAGCTCCTTATCGTGATTGCGGAAGTTAATGGCTTGGGAAAGTCGAAGGCCGCGCTCTCAGCGTAGAGGACGAATTCTGGCATGAGCTAGTTGCGTCCGGTATTGGTGGGCGGACTGTGGCCGAAGCGAAATCCAGCATGAGCCATTCGGAGTTTTTAGACTGGTGTGAGTATCGCAACAGGTGGGGGACTCTGCATCTTGGTATGCGTCTGGATAGGGCGATTGGCAGGCCCGCGACGTTGTTTGCGAACATGATGGGGAAAAATGCGAAGTTTGACGTGTCAGATTTTTCTGTTTACGACAAGATTAAGCCAACTGGCATGCCTAGCATTGAACAGGCATTCGGTATGATTTCAACGGCGGCAAAACAAAATGGCAAGTAATCTAGGAACATTAACGCTCGACTTGGTAGCAAAAACAGCAGGATTTGCGGCTGGGTTGGATAAAGCGGGCCGAGACTCTGCGCGGTTTAAGCGCAATGTTAAGAAGAATATGGAAGTGGTTGGAAGGGCCATAGCTCTGGCAACTGGCGCTGCGGCGACCGCGTTTGCAGGGCTGGTGGTTGAAACTGGCCGTGCTTCAAAGCAAATAAAGCAATTTGCAGCGATTTCCCAGTCGTCAACTGCTGAATTTCAGAGATTTGCTGCGGGAGCGGCGGCTGTTGGTATTGAGCAGGAGAAGTTGGCGGACATATTCAAAGACATTAACGATAGAGTCGGTGATTTTTTAATAACGGGTGCAGGTCCGCTTGCTGATTTTTTCGATGTTATTGGTCCCAAGGTCGGCGTCACGGCCAGAGACTTTAAAAACCTATCTGGCCCGCAGGCCCTGGGGCTGTTTGTTAAATCCCTGCAAGAGGCCGGCGCTAACGGGCAAGAGCTGACGTTTTTCCTAGAGTCTATCGCCGGCGATGCTGCTGCGCTCGCGCCGTTGCTGCTAAATAATGGCAAGGCCCTAGAGGCGTTTGGCGACAGGGCCGCAGAGACTGGGAGCATACTAAGCGACGATTTAATTGCAAATTCGTTACTATTCCGGCAGCAGCTTGATGGGCTTCAGCGACAGAGCAAGGGGATTGCATTACAGATTGCCAACGATACGCTTCCTGTTCTTGTTAACCTGGGTTCTGCATTTTTTGGCAATGCCAAAGAGGTGGGGAAATTCACAGAGGCGTCGTCAAAAGCCCCCAAGATACTGCAGGGCATAGCCCTTTCTGCCGCAGCGACAGCGGCGAGTTTTGAGATATTGGGCCGTGGGATTGGCATCTCTGCCGCCGCGTTTGCCGCACTGGGACGCAAGAATGATGAAGGATTTTTTAGCACAGCAGGATTAAAGCGAGCGGCCGAGGTGTTTAAGGCAGGTCGCGAAGATTTAGAAGACACGCGGGCGGAATATCAGCTTTTATTTAATGATATTTTTAGCGCTGATCTTCCTGACCCGTTTGAGGGTTTTAAGGCGGGCGCGCTGTCGGCAGAACAAATACTGGCAGACGTACAGCGCAAATTTAAAGAGGCACAGGACTCAACAAGCGGCGGTGCGGGTATTGGCAACACTGACCAGGTGGGTATTGTCGGGATAATTAAAGACCTTGAGGAGCAGGTCGCGGTTCTTGGACGGGGTGAGGAATTTGCCGCAAACTACGCGCTAACGGTCGCAGGCGCAACCAATGATCAGCTTGCGTTTGCTGCAAGTCTTCGGGAAACAATTAGAACCTATGAACAGGGAGAGACAGCCCTTACGGAGTTTAACGAAAAGCAGGCGGCCATCAATGAAGAGGCCAAAGCAATCGCGGACTCATTACAGACAGAAGAGGAGGCCATAAGATCAAGCTACGCGCGTCGGCGTGACATTATTTTAAACAACACGTTGCAAACGGGCGAGACACGGAAGAAGTTGCTTGAAAGGCTTGAGACGGAAACGAACGAAAAATTATTAGATATTAACGGTGACTTTTGGTCGAATTATCTAGCCGCAGCAGAACAGAGTCTAACCAACTTAAATCAGATAGCTGCCGATACTGTGAGCGGGTTTGCGTCGGATTTTGGTGGCGTAATTGAGGGCATTGTGTTTGATGCCAAGTCGCTTGATGATGCGCTGTTTGATCTTGTATCCGGGTTTGCGCGGGCGTCCATAAACGCTCTGGCAGAGCTGGCGGCACAATGGGTAGTTTATCAGGCGGTGCAGTTATTAGGCGTTAAATCCGCGCAGGCGTCGGCAGCGTCTACAATAACAGCGAATGCACTGGCGCAGCAGCAGATGGCGGCGCTTGCAGCGTTTGCGTCAACAGCGGCTATTCCGATCACCGGACCGGCACTGGCTCCCGCCGCCGCAGCCGCAGCGCTTGCAGCCACAGCCCCATTTGTAGCCGCAGCGTCTGCCGCCGCAATTTCTGGCGTAGCGCATGACGGTCTAATGTCAGTGCCACAAACGGGGACCTATCTGCTGGAAAAAGGCGAGAGGGTGACGACCGCAGATACATCCAAAAAGCTGGATGCAACCCTGAATGAAATGGGCGCGGGTGGGGGTGTCCGTATTATTAACTCTATCGACCCATCTATAATCTCGGATTTCTTGGGGTCATCGGACGGCGAAAAAATCATTATTAATACGATTCGTCGCAATCAAAGAACGATACAAACACTGGCAGCAGCATGACGGTGTGGCCTTTCTGCCCATTAACGCCTGTTATTGAGTCTCTGCAATGGGCTACGGATGTATTTAAAGCCAAGGCGATCGAGCAAAGGATTGCCCTCCGGCAGCAGCCGACGCGTATTTTTAACTTCAAACACATTTTAAGCGACCAGCATGCGGCGTATGCCCGCGCATTAATTCGCAGCGCTCAGGGGAGCTCTGGTTTTCTGTGCCCCGACTGGACGCAATCAAAGGACATCGGCGCAGTCTCTTCTGGGTCTGGTGTGTTTCTTTTCTCTGTGCCGCTGTACGCGTACTATAATACTCGTGCGCTACTGTGGGAGTCTGAGACAAAGTACGAAGCGGTCGACCTGCTGTTGGATTCCAACGGCTACTCAGGCGACGTTGTTGGTAACTACAGCCGCGCCAGGGTTATGCCGTTGTGGTCATGTGATGCGCCAGACGGGTTATCCATCACACGGCTCGGCGCTGGGAACAACGAGGCATCTATCGGATTCATTATCAGCGAGGCGGGTGATCTTGCGGCATCTCCCTACACTCAATATAGAGGGCATGACGTGATACCTGACTGCCCAGTTACTGGCGGGAGTACATTTACAGAGTCGATAGGATTTAATATCTCAACATTCGATAATGTGTCGGGCGATAATGAGTACATCCGCAGGCGAGACGTACCCGAGCACAAATATCAGATGCGATGGCACAAGTTCTCAAGGGCTGACGTTTACGAGCTCCGGAGATGGCTGCACTCAAGAAAAGGGAAGCAGCAGGCGTTTTGGCTATCGTCCTACGCTAAAGACCTAGCCCCTACTGGGCCAGTCAGCGGTACAGCGTTGACTGTCTATAACGACATCATCGCACGGCCAGCGCCTTTTGACATCGAAATAGTGGAGAGTGATGGCGCAGCACACTACCGACAAGTGACCGCCGTGGCGTCCAGCGCGGAGTATAATGGCCGTCCTACATCAATACTAACGCTTGATGCGCCGCTGACGGCAGAGATTATGCGAGTATCTTACCTGAAGTGCTCGCGATTCGACGCCGACCGTATCGAGCTGGAGCACATGGCGCGCGGCGGGACAACTGTTAAAGTTGAGTGTATTGAGGTCGAGGTTCCATGACTTACAAAACATTAGAGTCGTCTGTACAAGACGGCAAGCCTGTCTACAAGTTCCTTTTTGTGCAGGGTGATACAGAGTATCGATACACTACAGCAGCGTATTTTTTATCGGACAGCAACGGTACGTGGGAGCCGACAAGCCTAAGCGCAAGCGAGGTTACACAAACTAACGAGCTTGCAAAAAACGGTATAAAGGTTACGCTGCCCCGCACCAACGCAGTGGCCCGGCTTTTCCTGGGCGGAGTTCCTGAGCAAGTGACATCCCTAACGGTATACAGGGGGCATGCTGACCTAGACGAGTTTCGCGTCATGTGGAAAGGCCGCGTCGCATCTGCGTCCGCATCTAATGATTCAGTATCTTTAACGTGTGAGGACATTTTCACGTCCATGCGACGGCCTGGCCTTCGCGCACGATATCAGAAGGGATGCAGGCATGCTCTATACTCTTCCGCCTGCGGCGTTGTAAAAAGTGAATTCGGAACACCGGCAACAATAACATATCAGTCAGGATTTGAGCTCGGTTTTAATGCTGAGTCCGACTCCAACATAGACTCTAATTCGGCGCAGATAACCGAGGCCACATACTATTCTGGCGGGATCGTAGAGTTGGATAATGGGACGATGCGTTATATCGTCGCCAGCTCTGCAGGGACTCTTACACTGATTAACGCCTTTAATAATCTTAGTATTGATTCTGCCGGGATAGCGGCAACCCTGTATCCCGGCTGCCTCCACAACACGTCAGATTGCATTGGTAAATTTAATAACCTGTTAAATTTTGGCGGATTTCCATACATCCCTAGCAAAAACCCCTTTGCAAATAACGTACAGGGGAGCATCGCATAATGTGGCAGTTTTTTTTCGCAGTCGCCATATCGATGATTGCATCTTTTGCCCTCAGACCGAAACCACAGACGACGCCGCCAGCCGGGCTAGGGGATATCACTGCGCCCACGGCAAAAGATGGGGGAGAGATACCTGTGCTTTTTGGATGCCGCTATATTCGTGGTGGTAACGTATTATGGTACGGTGATTTTAGGACTACGCCTATCAAGTCAAAGGGCGGGAAAAAATGATAATAACTATGCAACACGTTCGCGCCGCACAGATGTGCAGCAGCGGCGCGCGGATATTTTTCGAGCGGCATGGTTTTTCATGGCGAGACTTTTTAAAAAACGGCATTGATTCGTCTACCCTAGAAAACACCGGAGACGCAATGGCTCTACACGTGATCGAGGTGGCCTGTGGCAGGGGGTAGCAAAAAAACAACAGTCGGCTATAAATATTACCTCGGTATGCACATGGGCCTTTGCCATGGGCCTATCGAAAACATATCGGAAATCCAGGTAGATAAGCGCGTTGCTTGGACCGGGCTTGCTACGGGCGGGCCAATTATCGTAGACGCAGAAACTCTTTTCGGCGGCGAAAAACGCGAAGGGGGCGTGTCTGGAATTGTAGATATTGATATGGGCGGGAGCCTACAGGTCGAAAACGTTTATTTGCAATCGCAGCTAGGAGCCGAAATACCCGCATTCCGTGGTGTTGTAAGTGCGGTGTTAAATCAAACCTATATGGGCAATAACCCCTATCTAAAACCATGGGCATTTAAAGCCGCGCGAGCAAATATTACGGGCGACGGTGAGCAACAGTGGAACGTGGCCGCCGCGTTTATAGATCGTGGGGAATCTCTCACCTTTGGAAACCCATTAGATCAACTGTTCGGCTCTAATATTGCTAACACAATGTATACCAGTGTCCCGGATAGGGACGGATACACTGTAACGGCCGGAACAATAGTTCTAACCGCCGTCGGTAATGTGCCCGCTGGCTGGTCAAACTTAGATGGATTATTCGGCCCGTGGAACATGAGAGAGATTGGCATTGATACTAATTATGATGCCCCGTTTACTCCATGTGATGTAACCCCGAACTATATCCTAGGCGTTCTAGCGACGCAGGCAGGCACATTTGGAGATCAATATTTTAGAGAGGAGGAAGAGAACGTAAAGAAACGGTTAATGTTAGTTATTGCCCGGCCGTCAGCACCAGAGGGATTCCAGCGTGTCGAACCGTCCGTCGGAGTTTGGGCGGAAGTACCGTACCGCATTTATTATACAACGCAGGGAAATCCTACATCTGCGGGTAACCCGTTCCGTTTGTATACGCAAGGTCGCGTAGACCCTGACGATGACCAAAAGTATCAAATGCGTATGGTCATACGGGGGTACACAAGTCTTAGCAATAACATAACAACGCAAATTGAGAGCGATAGTGGATGGTTTAATTACGACAGGGGGTTCATGTTTGTTGCGTTCTCGTGGCAGCAGGGCGAGTATGAAATTAGTCCAACCCCATGGGACACAAGGCGGACCGACCTTACGATGACGCAGGTCGCAGAGATGGCGATAGGTTACTACTATCAAGAAGAATTTTATGTTCGCACTGCGCAACTGGAAAACGTGAGCGTTACAGAAGGGGTGTTTATTGACGGGCACGTGCTTGTACCACCGGATGAAGCGCCAACTACGTTTTTTTCAAAGCCACAGTATATGCGTGTAGATGCCGACATCGCGGCAATTTATCTAAATACAAAACTCCCCAACGAAGATGGCACTATACCCGACACGCTCACCGGCGTAGTTACAGCAGCAAAAACCGCATTTCAATCCAGCATATCGGAAAACTCCTGTGGCGGCTGTGGCGATATGAACCCGGCGCACATTATTTATGAGTGTTTGACGGACGACGCCTGGGGCATGGGATATGCTGCGGCGGACATTGATAACGAAGCGTTTCTGTTTGCTGCGGCTACGCTATTTAAGGAAGGAATGGGTATCTCTGTCCTATGGGATCGTGAGCAGGCGCTAGATGACTTTATTGGCGAAATGCTGAGGCACATTGATGCCGTGCTGTATGTATCAAGAGTTACCGGCGCGTTTGTTTTAAAACTGATACGCGAAGAGTCGAGCGCATTGACGCTAGACGAATCTAACGTGTCGGCAGTTAATAACGCAGTTCGGCCCACAATCGCAGAGCTCACAAACGCAGTCACGGTGATCTATTGGGACGCGTCTACAGATCAGGATGCAGGGTTCACATTGCATAATGAAGCCCTTCGGCAGGTCCAGGGGGTAGAGATATCAACCGCGATTCAGTATCCAGGATTTACCAACGCTGAAATAGCGGGGCGTGTAGCGTCTCGTGACCTAAAGGCCCTTTCAACTCCACTGATGACGTGCGATTTAGTAGCAAGCCGTGAAGCGTCTGGCCTGTCTGTCGGTGATGTGTTTGTGCTGGACTGGCCGGACCTTGAAATAAACTTAACGAGTATGAGAGTCAGCGAAATTGAATACGGGGACGGGCGAGATAACACGATAAAAATCTATGCGATACAGGACGTGTTTTCAACGCCTGCTGTATCTCGATCTGGGACAGTCAGCGAAGTATGGTCGGACCCGCTAGACCAGAGGCCGGATATCGCGGTAAACAGGGCCGTCACAGAAGCGCCGTATTACGATATTGTCATTAATCAAAGCGAGCTAACCGCGAACGGCATACTAGACGATGACCCCGATGCAGGGTTTCTTTTGGTCTCTGGCGGGCGGCAGCGGTCAGAGTTAAACGCAGAGTTTTCCGTTGATGCCGGCGCCGGGTATGTAGAGTCTGGCGGGATAGATTTTCATCCTTACGCGCTGTTAGCCGGATCAATCGGATATACCGATACAGAGATATTTTACGAAAACGGCCAGGACATGGACCTGATCGAGGTTGGCACAATAGCCCAAATGGGTCAGGAGCTTGTTAGAGTTGACAGTATTAATCAGGACTCCAACGGCGCGCCATTTATATCAGTCGGCCGGGGAATACTGGATACTGTCCCTGCAGAGCATGCGTCGCTAGATAGTAATGGTCAGAACATTGCCTTCTGGGGCGCGTTTGCGGATTCGGATAACGTGCAATATGCCAGCGGCGAATCTGTAAACGTTAAAATTGTGACGTTTGAGGGTAGCTCGGCGTTGAGTCTGGACGCTGCGCCAGCCGATACCGTTGTTTTTAACTCCCGAGCGATACGGCCGTATCCGCCCGGTAATCTGAGAATTGACGGGCTTAGCTACCCTTCTGCGTATGTTTGGACCGGATCGCATACGCTGACATGGGCGCACAGAGACCGACTGCAGCAAACCAGCGGCGCGTTATTCGATTACACTGCTGCGGACATAGGGCCGGAGGCTGGTACTACATATAACGTTCGGGCTGTCGCGGTGTTTGGCGGTAGCGCGGATGATGAAGTATTTCTCGATGTTGACGTGGGTGGCGCAAAAGAGTACGTGTTTGATATTGACTCGGGAGCATTTGACTCTAACTACTCACCGCCGCCCGATGACACACAAGAGATTATCATACAAGTAAAGTCGCGCCGGGGTGGTTATGAATCGTGGCAGGCACCATCCGTCCGATTGCAGTTCCCAGGTTATACTGACTCTTTAGGGGACTCTGTAGGATTTGACTCTGTACCGTTTGACTCCGTAGGTTTTGACTCCGTTGGCGTCTCAACAGAAACTGTTCTGGTTGATACGCTCGGCGCGTTTGCGTATTACAAAATGGATGAGGCATCTGGTTCGATCGTTGATGTCACGAGCGGATTTACTGCCACGGCGTTGGGTAATCCAGTATATTCACAGCCGGATATTATAAAGGCGCCGGGCGCGATTACGCTTGACGGCACCGATGACGGGTTCTTTAGGTCCTCGTTGTTCGGCTTTGATAACTCCGGCGCAAATACTATTTTTTGTGCTTACAGACTTAATGCACTCGGGGGAAATCAATCGTTCGGGCATGTCGGTGATTTTGCGCTAAGTACTAATCGCGGGTTCGGATTTGGGATATTGCCCGGGCGGCTGCTGTATATCACCGGATGGTCGGGCGGGGCATTTAATACTGTTGATGCAACTGTAGCTCTGCCTGCTGACTATGAAGGCCTGGTTGGTGTGAGGCTGCGCCCCGGTGTTGCTGTCGATTTTTACACGGGCGACGGACTTCTGGAAACCGTTACGACCTCAAACACGTACAACAATAACAGTACAACCCCACCGCTTAGGATTGGGTTATTAAAAGCTGGTGGCAACCAGAATTTTCTAAACGGCGACATCGGGCAGTTTGTCTTGTTTAATAAAGCGTTATCAAACACTGAAGTGGCCGATGCAATTGATGCCATGACTATTTAATTCTTTAGCTCATGCGCTCACGCACTAAGTCTGCTAACGTCATGTAGCGGCGTTCAGTGTATCCCGCACCCACCTAGATAGCTTCTTGCCCTCAGCAGCTTTGACTTATCACGTCCGGCTATCGAGACTGGTATACCGTCAATCGCTCCGCGCTCGCTGATTACGCCGTAGTCGATTGGCCTAGGACGGTGGAGTGCTTGGTTGACAGCTACCACCTTGGCGACCAGTTCGCCCAGTTCGGCTCCCTTCGTTTTGATCTGATTCATCAGGTCAATTTCTTCCTTAGAAAGTTCTCTGTAACCTTTGATTTTT